GCGATATCTTCTTCTTCGTTGATCTCGTCGTTAATCGCAGCCGGGTTTTCGTTATAACTCAAATTCCTTTGTGCGTTCTGCTTACTGGTAATCTTACTCATAACCGCAGTTGATAGCATTTCAGTTCTCTCTGTTAAGTCCTCGGGCAGAATAGAATTAAACTTGACATCGATTTCTAATTGATCGAACGCACCGCCTTTAGCCTCTTGAAGCATCACCTTCATTACTGAGATACGTCTACTCAAATCTTCTAGCACCTCTAATTTAGTGACAATTTTCGCCTCCGCAGCCGTAAACATCAATTTTATTGTTGATGATTTGATTTGCCCTAATTTAATTCCTGATAATAACCAATAAAGATCCGGCCATGTAAATTTGTAAATATACTGATCGTTACGCTCCATTTCTAATTTAACACTTTCCGGGGCTGCTTTGGTATCTAATAAATACACTTTTGAAGGGGTGGATTTCCCTTCGTCGTCCACCTGGGGCTTGGTGTTGATTATCTTAACATCAGAATCATAATCAGGCAGGCTCCCTACATTCCCTTCAATTACAACAGGCGGGTTTCCGATACGTACATTAACATCTGAATGCTGTGAGTGAACGTATTCTTGTTTTTTTATGATTTGCTTCACTAAGCTAAATTCCGGTTGTTCCTGGGAATAATAAACCCACGTATTTTTCTTGTACGGGTTTTTAATTTCTGTAAATTCTTCTTTGCCTAATTTCTCATATAATTTCTCGGCTGTGTAAACTTGTGTAACCTTTATATCTTCTGCTTTACCGTTTACCACACCCCTTTTTGTGAATATACGTGTCAAGGCATCCGCTCGTCTGTTATCGTCGTAATGCATCCATATATCGTCTCCGTTTTCCTTTGAGAATAACATTATCTTAATATCTTTTTCGGCATCCCCATCTTCAAAGAACATAAGTTCAGCACACTTTGTTTCAATGAATAAGGTTCTAGCCATCTTCTTGTTAAAGGTGTCTAATTTAGCCTTATTCCATTGCTGCTTGAATACCTTAAAAGCTTCTTCGATTGCCGGGGTTTTATCTACATTGGTTAAGATTAAGTCCACATTTTTACCAACTACCATCGCAACCGCAGTTTCAACTATTTGATAGGGATAGTTTAAAACGGTTCGCGTTCTTTTAACTGTTTTAGTGCTAGTTTGAACCGGATTACCTGTAACCTCATTCATTAAAACATTCCCATCAGTTCCTATCGCATAAATAGGAATAGTAAAATCCTGCCTTTCAGGGTCGCTTGTAATTTCGTGCTTCCCATTGTAGTAATCCCGGTTTTTTTCCGGCGTTTTCTCAATCTTATCGGCTTGCTTTAATTCGACTAACCTTTCTTCCCAACTTGACAGGCTTAAAATTTCTGTAATATTCATTTTTGGTTGTTTATTTTTTTAATAAAGTTTTAGCTATTGCATTTTCAATATCATAATAAAATATAGTTATCGCTAACCATCCTAAACATAAATGCATAGCGCTTTTTGTATTTGTAAAATGAAAACTACCATAAGACCCGATTACAATTAAAAAACTAATCCCTTTATCCGTTTTGTATTTTCTCATTTTCTGTTATTCAATTTTTTTAAATGCTGCTTCTAATAATTCATCTAATCCCTTCATTATAATTTGATGCTTTGAGGACTTTCTGAAAGATTCTCTATTTTTATATCCAAAGGCTTTTCTTATCTGCTCATGGCTTAACCCCGCCTTTTTTATATTCGCATATTTCATTCTACAAATATAGGGTTAAATATACGAATAATTATTCTAAATGGATGCGATTACTGGTATTAATTATCCAAACATTCCTTTGCTTATTGGAATCATTGTTGGGGGAATTGCTTTTGGTTTAAGTTCAAATATCTCACGCATCATAAAAGGGTCTAATAAATCGGTACTTTCTCCATTCAGATATTTTGCCTTCATTTCGCTTTTAGGGATTAAGCTTTCGGCCTCCTCATCATTTTTAATCTTCTTCTTAATAGCCTTTCTTTCCTTCATCATTCGCTGCCTAACCGTTTGTTTATCATCAAACATTTTGTTAGCTACATTTGGCATTACCCAAATTTCATTCCTTGAAACCCTTTCGCCGCTCAAAACAAAACACTGTGTTTTTAGATTAATAAACTTCCTGCCATCTCTTTTATTAATTGCTTTACTCCCATTATCAAAGGCTATTGAGTTTGGTATAAACGCATTATTTACACCTCCTATAAACGCTCCAACTCCGTTTGCATCATAAGCAACTGATCTATTTGGTATTTCGTATTTTGTCTGCATTTCTTGAATAGCATCTAAAACATCTTTACCTGTCGACTTATCAACTATCTTTATATCAATAATAATAAACCCCTCCCAAACATAGATAATAAGCTTATCATTCCCTTCCATAGCAACATCAACGGTAATTTTTTTATCTCCTGACTTTACGAATGTGTTACTAAAAATATCTTTAAATTCAGTATAATTATAAATATCTAATGGGTTGATTGATACTTTCCAATTCCCATCCAATAACTGCCTTTTAGTATCTTCATCTTGTGAGGCTAAGTTTGCTAAATATTCAGGGTTATTTTTTAACAGTTCTTTATTTTGATAAATTGAGCCACCTATAAAAGTTATAGATTTAACAAAGTATTTAGCATCAACCCCGGAAGCCTCAACTAATGGATCAATAAAATAAGCTGCTTTTTCAATACATTCCTCAACAGTATCAGCCCAAATCATACTATCCCCATCCTTTACAAAATACCTAACAATACCTTGTCTTTCCGGAATAGGAAAACCATCATCACCTATCCACCAGCTTATTAAATCATATACCCAACTGTCAGGGTCAGGATTGCATGTAGCTCGCACACAGGGCTTTATTTTGCTGTTTGATCTATTCCGGGAAAGTAAGTAAAAGAAGGTTTTTTTTGAAAAGTGTGTTAATTCGTCAAATCCAATAAATGGTATTTGCGAACCCTGCCAGCTATTAACGTTTTTTTCGTGTTCTAAATGTGAAAATTTAATCTTGGCACCACTTTTAAATTTCCATTGTAGGTCTGTAATGTTTGAAGATCCACCGGCTAAAGGATATAATTTATTACTTTCATCCCATAACCCCCCTTGTGCCTTAATTTGAGTTGTAAGCCTTCTAAATATAACGGCTCCAAAATCAGGGTCTTTTATATCCCTCAATGGGTCAAGAAGTAAACAGAATGTTTTACCAGCACCCGCAGCACCACCACCTATAACAATATCAGCAGAACTAGAAAGAGCCATCATTTGATAGCCATCTTGTGGTCTAACGGTTTTAATTTCTGCCATTATCAGGTATCTCAAAGATCATAATATTCCCGGCTTGCTGGCTATTATCTTTTTCGTAAAAACCTATATGCCGCCCTATCATTTCAATAGCCTTTTCCTTAGAAACAAATTTTAATTGAATAAAATCCTCATTAATGGTGCTACCATCAACAACGTATGATTTTCTAGTGTGCTTATATTCTGTTATTAATTGCCTGATTTCTAAAGGAAGCTCTTTAAGCTGATCTGCGGTTAATCCTATTGTTTCTGTTATATCTGATTCAGCCCAATTCTTTAAACGTTTTAGAACGTCTTGGTGTGTTATCTCAAGTACATCAGAAGCCTTTTGTTTCAGATCTAATATATATTCTTGAATGTCAGGTTTTGACAGGTTTTCACTTCCTATTGATCTTGCTGTATCTTCTGAATAACCAGCCCTAATAGCAGATTGAGTAGCGTTAAGATCAATAACGTACTCCTCACAAAATCTTTGCTGCTTATCTGTCATTTGGTTTGAATCTATCCATATAAAATAAAACTCCCAAATCCTTTAAAGCTCTTTGGGGCGAACTCGGTTAATGTATTGCCTTTGGTTCAGGAGTTTAAAACGAATATACGAAATTTAAATGACATAACGGTTACGGTTACCTTTTTAAATTATTATTGTTTATTCTTTCACTATTTTCCAATCATTATCTTTAGAAGTGTCGGTGTTGAAATAATAATGACCTCCATTAGCTGTTATTTTATGGTGCTTATGCCAAAAGATAGTTTTCTTAAATTCATCTATTAAATATTCATTTTCGGACCAGCCTCCAGAATGGATAGATATTAAATTACCTTCTTCTCTTATTGATCCATAGCCCTGATCGTAAAGCGATTTAAATATCTCAAAAACTTCCTCTGTTTTGTCGAAGGCATCTATATTTATATTTTCAATTCTACCTTCTTTGTATAGGTATGTTTCGTATTTCTTAAAAGGATTTTCTTCCATAAAATTTTGTTTTTTAATTCTATTCCCTGAATATTATGGTTTTTAATTGATTGTAATCCCTGGAAATTAGTTTTTACTAAATGTTTTTAATTGTGCTTTTACCTCTGTAACTTTTTCTTTCATTATAAATCCGTATTCAAAGATGGTTTTTAATCCGAAAAACTCACATATTCTTTCTTCAATCTGATCTAGTGATATTCCTTTTTTTAATAACCCAACTTCTTCCAATCCTTCGATGTCGAAATTATCTTCTATGTATTCCCGTCTTGTCATAGTTAATCTGTTGTAGATACCTTAAAGGAACTTCTTTACTCCAAAAACCCTTTTTATCAATATTCTGCATTAAGGCTCTTGGTTCATTATAATATTCTTGAGTTCTACCGTCTTGAAATATTGGGTAATAAACTATTTTCCACCTATCTTTTTTATCGTCCATATTATAAACGCTTTCGTTTCTTTTATTAGATTTCCAGATAGGTTCTTTTAACGCTTTTTCTAAATATATTATCATATTTTATCGGTTAGGTGATCTATAATTATATCAATGGCTTTTCCTAGTTCTTTTGGGCTTATCATTGGCTGCGGAATTAAACTTGTGTTATCCCTTCTCCATGCGTTGTGGTCTTTTAATATTTTAACGGCTTGTTTGAGTTCCATTACTTTTTCCGGTATTTTAAAAAAGCTTTTGGCGCATCAATCATAAAAGGTATGTTGGTGTGCTGTTCACTCCAAACTTCTGTAAGCCATTTATTATAATCGTGTAAATCTTGTTCTGTCATTTTAATATTATCTTCATTTTCTTTCCCCCATCGATCAATACTTTTAATGAGGGAAATTACTTTATATTGGTAATTCGTTGGGCAACGGTTACGAGATACGGAGGTTTCATTTCCCGCTAGAAATCGGCTAAGTTCTACCCAGTTAATTAGATCTTTTGGTTCTCTCATAACGGTTAAGGTTGTTTAATTGGTTAAATTGGTATTATCACAAATTGCTATTTGATATCTTTGATTGCCTTTCATATCCAGTAATCCAATTCCACTACTATTTTTCTCTAGGATTTTATTGTTGTTTTCATCTAAAAGATAGAGTACAGAAACAATATCACCGCTTGTTTTCATTAATAGCCTTTGTCCTGTTATTTTATGTGTTTTAATCATAGATTTAATAATGCCTAATATATTCAAATTGCGTTTTCCATCCGTCGAGTATTATCATATCACCTTCATAAACTTTTAATAAGCTATCAACATTTAACTGTACTTTGGTATAATTTCCATTTTTGGCGCAGCCTATTGTATATGTTTGTGTTTTAAATTCCCTCTGAATAGAATCTAATACAGGTTCATCTTTTATTAAAAATATAACCTCTGTATGCGTTTGTACTTTTCCCATAAAGTTTTAGTGTTGTAACGTTAGTAAATATAGTTAAATTATTCTTAATAACCTACTATATAACAGGCTATTATAGCAATTATTAATAGAATTATTATCACAATTCCGGCGTGTAATTCTGCTGATTTAAAGTGGTTCATAGTATTTGTTTTAGTTATATGCCGGTATTCGGTATATTGGTTGAATTAAATCGGTTCTTTCTTTATGTAGGTATCGTTATAATCAAATGTGAATTGAATAAATTTTCCTGTTTCTTTAAATCGTGCTATTACAAGGCAATGATGTTTGTAACCTCCGTTTCTCCATTCAGGGGCTTTTGATAAATCAATAACAACGGAGCTGATATAGTACTCTTTTCCGTTAGGGCTTATTTGAGTAATGAAGGGATCTAATTTTAATTTATGGTTATCTACTCTCATTCGAATAAATTTATCGCTTGGTTCACCTCTGATTCTAAACAATCAGCTACAAAATCATAATCCCATACGTCCCCTAATAACTTTGAAACGTTTTCAGTCGTTTTAATGGTTTCTTTTAGTTTCTCCTTTACAAGTTTATTGCTTTGTTCTGTTTCCTTCCTAGAATCGCTGCTGTCTACTCCTAAGCTATCTAATAAGCTGTAAGCCTCACTGTCATTTAAACTTTGTGTAAAATCTTGAATTACCTGATCCATCGGTTTTTTGAGTAGGTTGTATATTTTCTTCCGGGCGTGAAGATCCATTATTGTGGTTTTGTCATTTTCTAAAATCTTCATATATAAATAGATATATAGCTTTGCAAAGAGTTCCTGATTTGTGAACTGTTCCTTTTCTTTTTTGGTGATGTAATCTTCAATAGCGTTGTAAGAATCTACATCATCTTGATTTACAGGAAAGGGGTGTTTGTTGTTATTGCCTCCAAACCTCCAAAATACCCTGTTTAATGCTTGTTTAATTTTCATAATTATTATTTAAATGGATCTTTGTTATCTTCAATCGTAAATGCTTGTACATCATCTGAAATATATGGTAAGGCGCATTTTTCTTCTTTGCTGTATTCTACTCCTAAAATAAAATCATCGAATTTTGTTCCTCTGGCTCTTTGACAGTTTACAAGTGATGTGTTTCCTTGATCGGTAATTGTAACCACGCTTTCACATTTTTGCTGTAAAATGGTTCCTAAATGTCCCCTGGCTTTTGTTGTTCCTGGATTCAGGTGAAGCACTCCCATAATATGACATCTTGCTTTAGAGCTGAAACTCATTAGGCTTTGGGTAAATGTGTTGCTTTCAAGTTGATCGTTAGAATTATTTACAAAATCAACAAAGCCATCCATACTGACAATTCCTAAATTATTCCGGTATTCTGATTCCATAAAAATCCATTCCAAATATTGATTTCTTTGGTAAGGTGTATATTCTCTAAGCTTTTTTACCTGATAATTATCGGGTAGGGTTCCCACCATTTTAGGGATTCTAATACCATTGGTCCAAGCGTAATAATCATCTTGCTCTCCATCTAAATCTAAGATCCATTTATCTTGTAGATTGTGGCCTTTTATTAAATCACAATTATAATTATTTGTTTGACCTCCAATTGAAGATGCTAGAATAATAGATTTTAAAAATGATTTCCGGGCTTTTTCTTCTCCTTTAATCAGGCTAATATTTCCATAAGTTCCAAAGGGATTGTAATAACCATTTTCATTTTTACCTATACTTATGGCTATTGGTGGGCGTTCGTGAACTATTTCCAAATCAATGGTTACAGCTCTATCCATCGCCTCAAAATCTATCTTATCTGCTTCTTTATTTGTATTTTGAAGTGTTAGTGTTGCCATTATTCTTGTGCTTTTTTAGATCCGTATTGTTTAAAGTCTTTAGATTCATAAGCCATATAATACTGCTCCACCCGTTCGAGAAAATGATTTGGTTTTGTGATCATTGAGGAAAAACTAATGACCTCCTGCATAAACAATCCTTTCATTGCTGATTGAATTTGCTCGCGTGTAAATATATTTGTTGCTTTAGAGAAATTTAAAGCCTCAAAGATTTCTAATTTTGAAATATGGGTAGGAAGTTTTAAATAAGCTTTTCGGCATTTAGTCCAATCTTCCAAAAATTCTTTTTCTTTATAGATAGATACTTTAGTATCTTTTATCTTGTCTTCTCTTATCTTATCTTGTCTTATAGTTTGTTTTTGGGTTGTTTCTACGTTGTTTTTGGGTTGTTTTTTTGCGTTGTTATTCCCTTTTGGAGCGCCTCCTTTTAATCCATTAACCCTTCCAATCTTACTGTTAGTAATAGTTTCCAAAAGTTGAGCATCTAAAAATTTTATAATTATATTCTCTCCATTAAAATCAACTACACCTTCATTAATTAGCTCATTTAATTCAACCTCGTAATTCAACCTACGAATCAGTTGTTTTTTTGTTAGCTTACATTTTCGCTGCCAGTAGTATGCACAAATATTAGTAAATAACCCTTGCGCAGCCAAAGAACAAAATGATACGTCCTTAGTTAAATATTCAGCTGGTTCAAATTTAAAATACGGTAATTCCTTTGCCATTTTAACGGGG